TCATTTCTAGTGGCATTGTAAACATCAAGAAAAAGAACATTGCCAGCGTTTTCCTGCTTTGCCTTTGCGATAGCGGCTTCATAGTCTGAATCTGCCACTATGCCGTTTGTGCCACCTGTGAGGGCAGTAGCGGCGATATTGTCCGGCTCCGCGCTTGTTGCCAAGACTGCGGCATCCACCAACTTTGAAGCGGCGAATGTTTCTGACGTAACCGCAGTAATCACGATATTATCGTAAACTTCGTCATCTAAAACTTTTTTAGCGTTGGTATCTTTGATCGTGTACTTTTTGCCAGAGGAAGTTCCAGCTTCAATGGTAACGGTAATCCCGTTTCCATAAGTGCCTTTGTACTTAGCTGTAAAGGTAATGATGTTTGTTGGTCCTGGAGCCGTGAAGGTTCTAGCGGCTTTTACGGCAGCGGCAGCGGCGACTCGAATCACGCTCAAGGCACCGAAGCGTTTGTTAAGCAAAGCCACGTTGCCTGAGAAGCTGTTGTTATTTCCATAAAGCTCGAATAGAGCTTTAGTAGATCCAATTCTCTCCAAGGTTTCTGGCCCGCGCTCAAATTGGCCAACTAATATGGCCCTATTGCTTGCCACGCCTTGAATATTTGGAGATGCTGCACGTTCATCAATAACGATGCCTTCTACCTGGAAAAATTCGAGAGGGTTATTTGTTCTAAAAATGCTCATTGTTCTTCTCCTACGCTATAAGTATCAGTTTGATCGTTCACTTCTTGCTCTACTGTGATCGTTCTCATTATCGCTTCGCACTTCTCAATGTGCGCTTTACAATTGCCTTCTAAAATCATCTTAACACGCCATGAATCTGTTTGCGAAGATTGTTCCGAGTCATCAAAAGTATAATCCACCAATTCATACCGCGCAATTGTGTTAAAATAATCCGCCAATTTAAGAGAAATACCCATATTGGCATCATCATCAAAAAAGTCCTTGTTAATTGCTCGGAATACCAGATCATAAAGCTTTGATCTTTCCGCTTTGGTTTCCGCCCAAATATCTAACTGCAATTTGTAATCGTATTGGCCCACAACGTATAAGACAGACTTATGATTTGAATCCCCAGGTATATCAGTTTTACTTATGATGTACCTCATTCGATTGGTAAAGGGATTAGATACCGTAATCAGGGAGGCAATCGGCTTTTCAAGCTCCCGGTTCGTGGCCGGAAATTCCCGGTGGACTTCCTTTAGCTGTGGGACTGCTAATTCCAGGTATTTTGCCAATTCTTCAATTATTGCGCTTGTTGCATCCATCATGCCAAAAGCTCCCTGCGTATTGCCTCAATTATAGCTGGCAAAGCGTTTTGTAGTATATGTCTTGGCATCATACCATGTTCCTGGATCTTATTGCGCGTATAAGAAGCCAAGGCCCATACGCGGTCGGAATACTCCGGCGGCTGTGAAGGATCTTTCAGAACTCTTTTAGCCCAGGCCAGAAGTGGTGCAATTGGTGGAGTAAATGGCCTGGCCCCTTCTTCGATAATCGCCGCATGAGGCGCAAAATTACCAATAAACGCGCTTTCTTCTTCCATGGTGAAAGTCCAACTGGCAGCATAAAGGCCAGTATCCACGGGACTATTTTCCACTAAAATTGGAATAGCCTGGGCCAATGCCCTATAGGTGGCCGCTTTTACTTCGCTTATGTGTTTTGAAGAATTTTCCTTCAAAACTTTAGCAAAATCATTCAATTTGACGACTTTCACTGTCATCTAAATAAACCTTTGAATTGCTGGTTTTTCTTAAAGTTAAATCGTAATGCAAATGATATTCCTGGATTCCTGCTACGGCATAAAGATTCTTGTTAATATAATAGAATCTTTCCTCTCCTTTTGAACTCCCCCGCAATTCTAGCTTTTCCCTGGGATAGTTCAATTTAGATACCATTTTAAGGCGAATATCCCCCATCATAATTTTGCCGCCGGATCTTTGTTCAATATCGTGGGGAAATTCTTGCAAACCTGGGGCCGGACTCATTCGCTCTACGCTATCTTTGGGGATACCCTTGCCCACTACGTTCTCTGACCATGTTCGCACCAGGAAATAAACATTATGCTTTTGCGCTCCAAGATCCTCGCGAATGGATAAGATTGAATTAGAATCTTTTAAAAGATCTTTAATTAAAGACATAAGTGAACATTCGCCCCACTACTTTTAAGGAATCTAATATCCAAAGCTTTAGCTAGTTCTTTAGAGAGTCTATAAAGCTCATTTTTGAGGCCGTCTATTTCATCGTCCCTTAACTCAATACTATCCACTTTTTTAGCGGATAGACGCTTCTGGGCCTCCAGGATACGTTCTCTTACGTCCTCTATCTCGCATAACAATTTGCGAACTATTTCTTCGATATATTCATTCAAATTAGTTAAGCGATTGGACACAATTCCATCATAGTGAGTAGATTCTGGAATAATGGTTTTAAGTGGCCATCCAAGATGAAAAAGAATTTGATTTTTTTCTTTGTCGGAAAGCATTTTTAGCCTCTATTCGGACGCTTTGCTCCGCTATTATCCGATTTGTCCGCGTCTAATTTTGCATTTCTGATTTTCATTTTTAATTCTTCAATCTTGCTTTCTGCCTCTGTTACTTTTGCAAATGATTCTTCTCGAACCTTTTCCAAAGACGCCTGAGCAGATTTAAGCTCTTTACCTAAGAAAGCCGTTTGCTCTTTTTCGTGGGCCAATTGTTTCGTAAGATCTTCCACCTGGGCTTTCAATTCAATTGCCGCTTTGGAATCATCATCGCGGACACTAGACTCGAAAACCTTGGACTTACTTTCTGCTTCGGCCAATTGTCCTTTTAAAAAATCCACTTCCTTTAATTTTTCATCGTACATGGATTTATAACGAGCAAGCGCATTTCTTTGTAACATAAATTAACTCCTAACGATAAAAGGGGAGCCGAAGCCCCCCTTAGTGATTAATTACCAACGATCTGAACGTCCATCGCCAATGAAGCTTCGGTCAATACCGCTCCTGCGCCGATTTCTGTAACAACCAAGGTCACTACATCATCTTTTGCAAGGTCAAGGTATCCAGAAGATCCAAGGTTAAGGTTCAATGGCGCGCGGGCTGCTAGGCCTGCACTGTTAAGCACTGGTGATCCTGCCAGGACGCCATTTACTGCTAATTGAAAGCTGTAATGGTTAACGCCATCGGCAGCAATCACGGCAGTATCGTGAACCGAGGCTTTCTTTAAGCGGCATTTTTTATGCGCCACCAAAGGGAGATAGGTTCCCGTTTGGGAAATTGCGCCCAAACGGTACATTACTTGTGGTCTGTTGTTTTCGTTATTTCCTGACATAAAGTCCTCCGTTAAAAATGTTCGCTTCCAATTCCTCACAGTTTAAAAATCTAATTACGAAGCTACTAGGTCAGTAACAGTCGTAATCGAGCCAGCTTTAAGATCATCGGCAGATACTTTAGCGTGGAACGATTTAACTGCGTACCATTCATTTCCTGTAACTACCCATTCTCTTGCAAGAATGTCGTAATCAGAATCCATTTCCATTTCTTGCTTCTTGATCCAGCCGTAAGATCCGGCCTTATGGAACATGGCGCGGTAAGCAGGCTTGCCTGCAATGTCCGCAACTTTTACGGTACTGTCGGCAGTAACAATACCCATGCCAAGGATACGTCCTTGGAAGCCGTTGATGCCTACGAACGGATCGTTTGCATCGGCTTTCAAGAAGCCAGTGCCATCGTCCGCCATCATGTCATGGAATTGGAAAGAGTGCATGAAACATACCAATGCTTCATTGTGTAGATCCCCGAAGGACACAATTTTTGCTTGGAGCATTTTCTTTACTGACATTTTGTCAGTGTTGGCAGTGGCCAAATATCCTACTTTGTAGTTTGAAACATTGTTAGTTTCATCTTTCAATTTGGCGTCCAACTTCTCAGCATGGACGCGGGCAATCTGGCGTTGTGATTCGCTCATCAAACGATCACGGCTTGCGCCTGATTTCTTCCATGCTTTTTTCTTGATACCTACGGCCTTGGCCACTTCAAAAACTGTTGCGCTGAAAGAATCGTCTGACAATGTGTCAGGGATCAACGATTCATTTTCCCCTGGTTCTTCGGCATCGCCGATCTTTTTGAAATAAGGGAAAGTGATCGTCATACCTGTGCCAGCATCGTTGTTCAAACGATCTTCTGGTTCAAATGCAAAAGCACCGTAAACTAGCTTTTGACGGAAATATGCGTCCACATGGTCTTGCCAAATTTTTGGTTCAAAAACAAAATCACTTGATTGACTGGTCATAAAATTCTCCTACTTGATAAGCCCTTTGGAAGAAGCTTCCTGCCATAGTTTATCATAGGTAGCTTTGTCTTTTCGATAAAGCTCAGATTTAGCAACGATTCCCATTTTTACAAATTCATCCAGCGTCACGCCTGATGATTTGCCTTGTTTTTTATTAAGATCATCGTCGCCTTCCACACTAGAACTTGCGCCTTTTCCAGACTTAGATCCACCAAGTCCTTTTACCTCATTCACGATTTTCTCAAGTTCTTCTTCTGGAAGTTCCTGATCGTCTTTAAGTGAAGCCACGGCATTTTGGATTTTAAAGGCAAGATAATCTACCTTGTCTTTAGGAATCCCGTTTTCTAGTGCCAATGATAAAACCGCGTTCTGCATCTCCTGATGTTGGGCATGTTGTGTTAATTGTTCCACTTGTTCCTCAGGTGATAATTTTTGACCATCGCCTCCGAACAAAGTTTTCATGCCTGTTTCAAACTTTGTTAAACGCTGATCCAAAGATTTATTCTTTGTTCGATGGTCTGCGTTTTCTTTGCGCAATCCTTTTACAAGTTTTTGCGCCCAAGGCGGAAGATCTTCGACTTTCCCTTCACCCGTGGAATCGTCTTCCTCTTCTTCCTCGTCATCATCTTCAGGATCGTCCTGAGTTTGACCTTCTTTTTTCCTTGACTTTGAATTTCCTGGATCCTTGTCCTTATCTTTTTCCCCTCCAGCACCGCCGCCACCGGAGCCGCCTTT